GCACTGAGCCACTGGCAATTTGACCGCCTGCTGTTGCTGCGCCTTGCTGACCCAAAAGACCAGATACATTTGCACCAAGTTGCGTACCAGCACCAGCTTGACCAGCCGCAGCCGCTTGACCACTTTGTGCCAAACCACCCAAACGCCCATATTGCTGTTCAATCAAGCTGGATAAAAGCTGTGGGCGGAACTGGGATAATGCCCCTTGAATATTGCCACCACGCAGGCCGCCCGTTGCCGATGCACGTTGCAATAAAGCTTCTTCACCCTGATTTGCCAGTGCTTGGAAAGTCTCTCCACCACGGATGCGCTCAATGGCGGCTTGTTCTGCTTCAGGCCCTCGTAAGCCTAAAAATGCTTGTTGCGCTTCTAGAGCAGGGGTTCCAGCGGTGACATATGGGGACATCAGTTCAATTAGTTTGTCAAACTGCCTGCGCTGTTCCTCAATCCCTGCTTGTGCGGCTGCTGCTTGGGTTGCCGAACCACGCTCTGCCGCTTCACTAGCTTGCTTTGCGCCAGTTATGCCACCAAAAACGTCACCAATTAAATCGCCAACAAAACTCATATTGCGCCCCATTCCTGTCGGGTCATACCCAACATATAGACATCTTTGACTATGCCATTTTGTACACAGGCACAGCGCCTGCAACCCTCTACTTTGAAACCCAACTTGATGCAATAGTTCTTTGCAGTTTCAAGTCCTTCAATAATGTAAGCAGTCACCCGCAAGATTGGTTGAGCAAAAGCCCATGCAAGGCAGGCAAAACCAAGAGTACGAGATTCTTTTAGGGCTGATTTTTTAAGCAACGCATGAAGCTCTAATTCGACTGCGCTTTGTTTGATGGCAATAAAAGCACCAACAAATGAACCGCAAACCCAAGCAGATAGATAGGTCACGTTTGGGTGTTGGATTGGTGCAGCAGGGCGGTGGTCATGCCCAACTTTTGTGATGTACGGGTCTGAATAGACCTCCATCAAATGCTGCTCTGTAATTCCAACCGTAACCATGCACAACTCCTATATAGGGCAGGCCGCTGGATGCCATAACTCAGCGGATTGATTTTCGCACAAATTGATAAAAGGTCAATATTCTTCTTCTTCTTCATCTTCCCAAGCCTGACAAACCCGCATATCGTTGCAGATAAAGTTCAGCTTTTCGCAATGTCCACGATAACCATATCCAGTGTCATACCCAGCCATCGGTATACGTTCAATCCTGACTTGGGTCATTAAGCTATTGTCGTAGTAGCCACAGTTAGAGCAATGTTTGCGCCTTGCGTCCTTTGCGTCACACTGCATGGCTTCTGCTAGTGAGTCATAAAACTCAGGGTTTGACTTTGGGTCGTTGCTGGGTTCTTCAGGTCCATAGTGCCAATCTTTCACCGCAATCAGGAAATTGGCTTTATTCTCAGCAACGGTTAAAAACTCCTCTTCGGTTGGCAAGCCCATAAAACCCTTGGGCATCATCATAAAATCTTTCATTTTCTACTCCTTAAGTAATTTCACGCCCGTTGGCTCTGATGGTTAATGATGTTGCTGCACTGGCAATAGTTGAAATAAACCCGCTTGGTTCAAGTGCTTGCCCGACCAATTCAGGAAAAGTATAAGTTTCATCGGGCGCAAGACTGCGAGTATCCACAATCAAGTTTGATGTGGCGGCACTTCCTGCCGCTGTTACCAAATTGACGCTAATAGTCACATTGCCTGCCGTTGTATTGGTGGCTGTGAATTTGTCAATAATGGTTTTACAGTTGGTGGCTGTGTATTGTGTTGTCTGAGTTCCTTCAGCTTGTTTTGCTGGGATTAAAACTTTTACTGTAACTGTCATTTTTTACTCCAAAAGCAAAGCATTGTTTGGTATGTATTGTGTCACTAACCAGTTTGTTCCATCAGAAACTAGGGTAGCAGAATCCCCTGTACTTGCCAACAAAATAGAAGTTGCTGCCGCCCCACCCGCTACAGGCACAACATTTGATGATGCGGAAACAACGGTTTGTGCTTGATAGTTTTGAAACCGCAAAACTCGACCTGTCCAGCTTGAGGCAGTGGGCAAAGTCACCGTACAGGTCGAGCCAGTCTTGTTGTTGATAAGCCAGTTTTCGCTGTCAGCTACGGTAAAGTTGGCAGTTTTAGTGATTGGCGCACCGCTTGAGGCATTGATTACTGACGCTGGAGTGACGTTTGTCCAATAACCTAATGAGGTGCTGTACTGAATCAAGTCAGTATTGGCTAATGTGCCAAACTCTACATTGGAGTCTGTGCCACCAAGTTTGGAGCCTCGGATGATTTCAACGTGAAAAGACCCAGACCCACCCGCGCCTGCTTTAATTACATACCCAACTTGTATCTTAATGTTAGGAGCAACAGGTTCAACTTTGGTAGGGTTACCAGTTACGGGGTTGTACCAAATAGGGTCGTCATCTGCCCAAGTTTCACCAAAAGCAGTGCCGTTGGTTGTAATACCTCGCACTGTCCCAAAAACAGTAGCTCGCCCAAAATCATTAAGAGCCAAAGATTCAGTAGCTACACCAACAATCGCATTGCTATCAGTAATGCCAATAATCGTAGGAGCAAAGGTAATAACGCCGCTGGCTCCAACAACGCCTGTATGGTAAATAATTTGGAGGGGTGAGTCAGTGATTGCAGCAGACGCTTTGCCATAAACAAAAATTTCTTCGCCAACTTGTTGAGTAATGTTGCCACCGCCCATGCCCAAGTTCCATGCGCCTGTAGACCCGTCATACCACATTTTTCCTGCGGCAAGAGTTACAGCCGAACCATTACTGAATTGTTGGGACAAAATACCACTAGCATTGCCAGTGTCGTCAATAGTAGTAACAGAATTTTGAATCAGTTTGCCAGTAGTCCCATTAAATCTAGCAACAGCGTTATCTGTGGCACTTGCAGGACCAACAACATCACCATCGGCAATGCTGTTATTCTGCGGCGGAGCAAGTGCTAATAGTTCAAGTGCTTGTGCTAGTCTTGGAATAGCGTCTAAAACTTCTTGAATCTTGGCATTTAGCACAGCATCATCAACTGCGGTATCTTGTGCCAGTGCACTGATCTGAGCCAAAGCCTCGTTTGCCGTAGCTGCAGCGTTGTCTGCTTGATATTCAAAGTCGCTACCTATAATGACTTGCAAGGTATCAACAGTGGAAAATAAAAGTTCAAATTGCCTTATCTGCTGCTGGTCAGACAAGAATTGAGCAAGCTGATCTCGCGTCAGGTTTAATCTGCGAGAGATAGGTGCGGTTGCCATCAGTAGGCCAATGCTTCTATTTGCGCTTCTAGCCGCACATAAGACACATGAGCATCACTATCACCACGGAAACGCTGTATGCGCCAGTTCCTCATATGACCCTGCTGAAACCATGCAAGGCGTTTCTTGGTATTGCCAATCGTGCCAACTGCAATAAACTTTTCTTGGCTGTACGACTTGCCATCTAATGAATAACTGGTGCTGATTTGTGGATTCTTACCAAGGGCAATACTACCTGTAAGACTCACAAGTTCCATCTCATTAAAGATTGCCCCGTTGCTTTCGTTATAAACAATCAACGTGCCAAACTCCCAGTAGACTTGCTGCCCCCAGTGGTGGCCGGTGTCCTGCACTAAATAGCCGATATTGCTTGTCTGTGGGTCTCCAACCATCCACTTGTCGTATACCCAAACCATGTTTCGAGCACGATACTGTGCAAGACCCGTCAAGGTGCTTACCAAAATAAACCAAACTGGTGTTTGCAAAGCCTCTGATGCGGCTGCATCATAAACAAGGGTCTGGTCAGGCAAATGCACATAAAGGTGCTGGTGGTTCTTATCGTTTCTTGCTTCCAGCTTAACCAAAGCCAACTGTGCTTCGGTGTACTCTAACAAAATATTGTCAATTTCTTGTGTGCTAATTTTTGACGTCACTGCCGATGCGCCCACATAAATACTTGGGGCTTCGTTTCTACCACTACCTAAAAATGCTATGCGATCAATAAACACACAGCAAGCAAATGTACCGACAACACCTTTTTGTATCTGTGCGCCATCAATCCGTGCGAATGGAAACAACTCGCCGCCCACATTGTCAAAAACCTCAATCGTATTGCGGTTAAGTGCATAGATTTCATTCCGCAACTTAAGCAATGCCACCACTGGGTCGGGGTCAACCTCTGAACTTCCGTATTTGAGAGGATTAACTTGGGTTGGGTCTGATAACTCAGTGACAATCAAAAACTCGCCATCCGTGGTCATGAAGTATCCATCAACCCAGACCACATCCAGCACCACCCCAAGGTCAGGGTCGGTCACTTGGGTTAGGGTCGAGCCATCCCAGTAGTACAGTCGCCCACCCGATGCAATCGCCAGCTCGTCAAAGCTGTAATCAAAGGTCACCAGTTGATCTGTTGGTCCACCTACATCGCCCAATGTTGTCACCACGCCTGCGCTGTTAATCTCAACCAGCTTTGTACCCATTACGCGATACAAATCGCCTTGCCAGTTGATGCCGCCACGATCAATGCCTGTTCCTGTGCCATTTGCAACAATCCCATCGCCTGGTCGCAAAAAGCCATTGCTGATACCTGATTGTTTTGGCACAGGCACAAGATTAACTGGGTACGATGTACGCAGTTCAGGTGTGTTGTCGGTGTAAATACCGTTGAGGATTGGTATTTGCATTTACTTTTCACCTACTGATGGCAGGACTTTCTTTTCTTTGTCCCAGTATTCTTTGTAGTTTTTAGAAAAATATTCAGCATCTGCCGCATTGTCAAAAGAAATGTAATCCTTACTTTTCAATGCCCTATCAAAGGCATCGTCACCATAATTTTTAAGTTCTTTATTCTCGTATGCAATTCGTGGGTAAACAATAAATTTGTTTGGTCCAGCTTCTGAGTATTCCATTTGGTGTGTAGCAATATTACCCTCACCTAAATCCAAAACAGGATATGCCTCTGGGTTCAAAATTCTGCGGACAAAGTTTTTTCCTTGATTTTCATTAAGCACGTTTTTTAAGGTTTCGTAATCCATGCTTATTTCGCCTTGTTTCGGGCTGATATTTTCTTTGCCTTGGCTTGAGCATCTGCCTTTGAAGTAGCACCCCAAGCCCTCAAACTCAACAGCAAGCGGGTAGGCTCACCGTCTTTATATTCAGGACCTGCATTGCCACCCATACGGGCTAGGAACGATGCTCTGCGGGGATTGTCGCCAGTCTTGACTGGAGGTTTTAGGTTCATGCCTTCAGCCTTTGCCGCAGCCCTGCCCCTAGCGTTCAAACCGCCCTTTGGGTTCTGCCCTTCTTTGCGTGCATAGACTGGGGTTTTCATCTAAAACTCTTGATCTTTTCGGCAACCTTTTTTGGTTGCTTTGCAAACTGCTTGCCTGCTTTTGTGGCCTCACGCTTTGCCCTTGAGGTTGCAGCATACTCAGCAGGAGTCAATGCTTTTATGGCGGCTGCTGGCAGATACCTCTCGCCAGTTTCAGACGATGGCTTGCCTGACTTGGTGCGCCAGTCCTGTTTGCCCCAGTCTGATAGTGACTTTTGCGGGGCTTTCATTTTTTGGCTTTTTTGGGTGGTGTATGTTTGAGGTTCACACTTGCCGCCGTGTGCGTTGCACCAGTCATAACCTTATCTCCAATCTTATGCACTGGGCCTTTGTAAACTTTGCCATCAGGTAAGTAATGCTTTGTTTTTTTAGTCACGATAACCACCGCCTTTTTTCTTGTACTCCACCGCCAGCAGTTGGGCTTTTCGAGCTGACCATTCGCCGGAATCGCCGCCCTTTGTCCCTGCCTTGATTCGCTCAAACAGGGCTTTTCGCATGGTTGGCTTTGTGTAGTTGCCAGCCGCATTGACAGAGGACTTGGGCTTGGTTGCCATCACGCTGCCACGCCTTTGATAACTGCAAAGTTAAATACTGGGGTTTCTGTGGTCGTGCCGCCAGTGGTGCGGAATGTGATGTTGAAACTACCAGCAGCCACCGCAGTGACCATCAAGTCGTATAGGTCAGTTCCTGACTTTTGATTCAAAATAATCACATCGGTTGCCGCCACGGTACTGTTGGTTACGGTAAATGTTGCCGCAACAGTTGTTCCTGCCGCACTGAACAGAGTAATTGCACCAGTCGTCTTGTTCAAGGTTACGCCTGTTGTGCGGCTAGTGATCTGCGTAACTGCACCGCCAGCGCCTGTGGCATAACCCACGCCAGCTGTGCCAGTTGATGCAATTACACCTGAAGCTGTCAGGCTTGTGCCAGTAGCTGCACCAATTACAGGAGTAATCAATGTGGGAGAATTTGTGAATACCAATGCACCAGTACCAGTTTCATCCGTAACAGCAGCCAATAAATTAGCACTTGAGGGTGTTGTTAAAAATGTTGCTACCCCTGTACCTAAATTAGACACCCCAGTTGCTATTGGCAAACCAGTACAGTTAGTCAATGTTCCAGAGGTTGGTGTGCCAAGAATTGGGGTTACCAATGTTGGAGTGGTGTTAAATACCAACAGACCAGTGCCAGTCTCATCCGTCATCGCTGCCCGTAGATTGGCACTCGATGGCACAGCCAAAAAAGCCTGCACATTTGCGCCATAAACTGCATCAGCGTTGATCTGATACCAAGAGTTTGTCGGTTGATAAAAGCGAATTGCTGTTGCAGTCCCTGCACCTAAAAACGTCACACCACCATAAATGGCAGTAGCACCATTCAAAGCAATAGTCAAAGAGGTAATTTCTTGAGTGGTGGTAATTAATACCGATGTGCCATCAGGAACACCCGTGTTCAGAGGCAAAGTGATCGTGCCCGTTGCCAACGTTCCAGCGGGTTGCAAAAGCATCCATTGGTCATTGCTTACAGGTGTTGGTACGGTAATGTTGAAGCCAGAGCCAGGCACATAAAGATTGACTGCCAGTGTGGGCGATGCAAAACTTTGCTGAAAGAAAGTCAACAAACTGCCGATTGATGTGCGTCTTGCGTCCCCATTGTTAGGCGAGTAAACAGGTAACTGATCTCCGCTGGAAATGGTGCTGAGTACTGGCAGTTGATTGATCGTTGGCATGATTGTCCTTAGTTATATTCGAGAGGCCCATCAGGGCCAGCATCCACAGGAAAATAGGGTGGGCGTACATACGGATTATCGTAGACCCTCCAAGGCTTGTTGCCAGCGCCAGCAGGCGTTGTTGCAGGCAGTTGCTGTTCAAGCGGGAATGTGGCTCTTTGCAACAGGATGTCATAACCCTGCTTTGCCGTGGTCTTGGTCTCAATCATCACTTGCTTGCCATAACTTGGCG